CTTAATGATTAAGAAAATACTTTCAAAACCTAATTTTAGTGGATATTCTTGGAGAGATGAATTTTATTCAGATGGATCTTATAGAACTTTAAAATATATTCATAATTTCGATCATAAAAAGACTTCAAAGATTAATAATCAAAGTGTTTCAGCATTTGCATATATTTCTCAGATTCTTCATAATTCTATTATTGCAATTATAAATCAGAAGAATAAAGAAACACAAGAAATAGATAAATATATTTCTGAAGAAAATGCAAATCACGAATTATATGAAGAATCTAAGAATTCTTCTAAGATAGATGTTAATAAAAAAAGAAAATCACGTGAATTTGAATTTGATATGAAAGATGATAATGAAACATTGGTTCAAAAGATAAGAAAATTAGATTTAAGTAAAGACATGATTTATGATATTTACTATAAGAATTATGTTATTTCTTATGATGAATATTATGAACTTCATGATATCTTTAAAGATTGTAAAGGTATTATTAATATAGCAAAGATTTCAGACAAAACTCAGAAAGGACTTCAAAATGATAGTGATAAAAGATCATAAATTAAAAGATATTTTTGAATTTAAAGATTATGATGATATTTCAATATATGACGGAAAGTGCAAAGTAGGAAAATATTTCAAAAATGAATTAATTTTAAATGATATTGTAGATTTTGAAAAAGAATATACATTTATATATGAGATACCTGATCTTAAAGATCTTTCTTTAAATTCAATTTATAAATTAGAAATAAGAGATATTAAATACATTTCAAAAAATTATAATAATGAAAAATATGTATTACATTACAATTCACATTTAAAAGATTTTGTAATGCTAAACAATAAGGATCAAGAAGTGTTTATTGGTTTCAATGATGCTTCAAAAGAAATATGGAATGTATACTACAGGGATATAAATGAATAATTTAAGTGATATTGAAAAAATAAATGCATTTTACAAATTCATGAGAGAATATAAAGGAAATGATAGTTTGGTAACTATTATTTTAGAATTTTGTGAGCAATACGATATATTGGAAGAAGAAATAGGAGATCTTATTTCAAGAGATCAATATCTAAGTGATTTCATTTTAAGAGATTGTAAAAAAAGAGGAATTATTAAAACTGATAAAAAACCTAAATCAGAAATTGAGAATTGGTAATATTTCAAGATAAATAAAGAAAAAGGATTTTCTTGTTATTTACTTGGAATGATAAATTAAATGAAGGAACTATTGAAAATATCGTATTTAATGATAAACCTAAATTAAGTTTTGAATATACGTGGTTTCACTGTGATTGGATATCTTTTCAAATAATAGAAAAGAACAAAAAAGAAAATTCAGATGAAATTTTGGATAAATTCAATAATTCCTTCAAAAATAAACCCAAAATATGTTCTTTAGAACAAAAAGAAGAAATTCTTGAAGTTTATAAAGAATATTATAAGAAGTATATTCAGAAGTCTGAAAATATTTCAAAGAAATCTAAAAAATCTTCTAAGAATACAAAAAAATCTAAAGAAATAAATTATTTAGGTGTTTAAATGGCATATTTTCATTTTAGAACATTACAAAAATACACTGCATCTTTATTAGATCTACTTAATGATATAGAAATTCAAACAGAAAGAAGTGATGGAACTATATTTTCAAGATTCGTTCCTATTCAATATACTAATAAAGAAAAATCAGCAATCATCGAACAACTTGATGAAAATCAAATATTTCAAGGAAATAACCAAGTTCTTCCGAGAATGTCTTTGGTATTTGATTCTATGGAACCTATCTTTGACAGAAAATTAAACAAATATATAAAAATCAATCCAGTTTTCAATGGAAAAACATATAATTTTGAGTTTACTTCAGTCCCTTATAATTTTAATTATACAATAGTAGCTCAGGCTCGTGGAATGAATGAAGCATCTCAGATATTTGAACAAGTTTGCTCATATTTTAATCCAACATATACTATGAGAATTGTTGAATTACCGATAGTAGGATTAGAACCAACTTCTGTAGTTATTGATTTAAATTCAACTGATATTGAACAACAAGATTTTGATGATTATTCAACAAATATTGTTACAATAAGATTTAATATCACTCTAAGAGGAAATCTATATCCAGCAATTAAGGATCAAAATATTATAAAACAAATCCAATTATTCATTTATGGTGAGAGTTCACCAAATATGGAAGAATTAGATAATGTAGTTAAAACTACTATACCTTCTTTACAAGCAGAAAGAATTAATGCAGAAAAATCATCAGTTATAACAATAGATCCTAAATTAGAAAATAATGAATTAAAAACAGAAATCAGAACTTCAAGTTCATTTGATAATAAGCCAGTAATAAAAGATATTGAGTATAAAGATCATTATTTAGAATGTATCTACGATGACTTTGATTCCCATTTAACTCAGTTGAAATTTGAATGGAGCATTAATGGAATTAAAGCCAAAGGTAAAACAAGAGTAATTAAAGTAAATGTAACTGGTATTAAAAGTGGTATTGTTGAATGTAAAATAATAGATGAAAATAAAAACTCTTCAGAAGTCTTTTCAAAAGAGATAGAATTTTGATAATTCTGATGAAAAAGATAAATAATACAAATATTTAAAAAAGGACTTCAATGAGTGATTTTAAAGAAATGAAACTACTATATGAATATTCTGAACCGGAAGTTCAAATAGAAGAATCATTAAATGAAAACAAAGAACCTCAGAAGAAATATAAAATAAAAGGTTCATTTAGTACTATTGGTGAAAGAAACAGAAATGGTAGAATTTATCCAAGGGAAATTTGGGAAAATGAAGTAAGAAAATACCAAGACGTTATAAAATCTGGAAGTATTAATAGACTTTGTGAGTGGAAGCACCCGGAAAGAAGTACTGTTGATCCTATGGAAAGTGTCGCAGTAATTGATAAACTTTGGATTGAAGGTAAATATGTTATGGGAGAAGCAACATTATTGGATAATCCAAAAGCAAATCAACTTAAAACTCTAATTGATAATGGTATCAAAATATCAGTTTCTTCAAGAGGTGTTGGAAGTATTAAAGATGGCGTAGTTGATAATTTTAAATTAATTACTTATGATATAGTTGATACTCCTAGTGATTTTAATGCAACTATGGAAGGTTATTGTGTAACCGAATCCGAGAAATCTTTCTATATCACTGAAGATGGTAAAATTGTTGAAGCTCAAAATAAAGAAATCTCAGAAGACAAAGAAAGCAAAGAAGTTAAAGAAAATTCAAATAAAATAAATGAAACATTTAAAGAAAACACAAAAACAATAGTATCAATATTAGATGAAATATTCAAAGAGGAGAAGTAATGGAATTTGATATTTTAAAGATTTTAGATAATAAAGATTATAATGAATTTGATGATGTTATTCAAGCCCGATATCAATATCAACTTGAAAATAATGAAGTCTTAACAAATCTTAAAAATCAATTAGACAATATAAAAGATTATAAAGAAGAATTAAAATCTTTAAATGATAAGTATAGAGTTATATTTAAATAATTAGGTATTAAAATGATAGATACAAGAGAAAAACTAAGAGAATATGTATATTCAAAACTAGGTAAACCACTAATTCAAGTAGAAATTACTGATTCTCAAATGGATTATATTATAGATGAAGTAATTCAGAAGTTCTGTGATTTCTCTTATGACGGTGAATTAGTTCAATATCTTAAATTCAATTGTCAAGGAAGAGGTGAATATCTTCTTAGTCCTGAAGTTGAAGAAGTAACACAGATAAATCAAAGTGGATTATTTTATAGTGGATATGACGTAAATGGATATGTAGATCAAAATCTTAGTAATTTTATTCTTAGTACTACTGGTGCATCATTGAGTTACTTAGTAACATTAAGTGCAACTAGATCATTAACTGCTAAATTTTTTGGAAATAGTGTAAATTTTGAATATAATTCACATAGACATAGTATTAACATTCTTCAAGATTTTTATGGTCCATTACTTGTTGAATGTTATTTAAAATATATACCTAAAGAAAGAGATAAAATTTATGATCATCAATGGATAAAAGCTATGTGTGTAGCACAAGCAAAAGTTCAATGGGGTGGAAACGTTGGAAAATATTCACAAGTTCTAATCGGTGGTGCATCTGTGAATTTTGACAGAATTATCTCAGAAGGTAAAGAAGAAATCCAATTATTAAATGAAGAATTATTATCAAGATGGACTAATCCAGCACCAATTCATATATCATAAAAAGGAGAAAAATGAACAATTCAAATAACTATAAACCAAAACTTCAAGTTCTTAGAAATCTTGTATTAGTTGAAGTAACTTCAGAAGATTTCAAAAAATCTGAAAGCGGAATTATTTTAGGTAAAGTAACCAATGCAGTAAATGATAGAAAAACACAAGGAATTGTTGTAAATACAGGACCAGATTCTAAAATAAAACTTCAAAGCACTGTATATTTTGAAAAAACTTCAGGTATTGACTATGAAGAAAGTGATAATGAAATTACTCATAAGTATATAATTTTAAGAGAAGAAAGTATTTTAGGGGTTCTAGGAATTTTGGAGAAATAATGTATAGTAATGATAATCTTGAGAAAATGAATTTAGATCTTTTAGATAAAGAATTTCAGAAGTTCAATGAAACACTAAGTAATGATATTATAGATGTTGAAGATGAATCTGAAAATTCAGAGTCAACGAGTTTTGAAATGACTTCCCAAACTCAAAATCCTCAAAATAATGTTTCAATTCTACCAGCACCTAAAGATATTTCAGAAAATGTAGAAACAAAAATATCTTTAGACAATATAGAAGGTATAATTGATTTAAAAGTTCTTGTTCAAGACTATCAAAATCTAAGACAAATAGTATTATCTAATTCAGCGAATTCAAAAAAACTTCTTGAATCTTTATTAATTGAGATATTTGCAAATGATTCAGTAGATCCTGAAATGATTGCAAGTTATTCTCAGTTATTAAATACAGTAAATTCATCAATGAAACTTTTGACATCTTCTTATAAAGAAATATCAAATATTTTAATGAATATTCAGAAATTAAATGCAACTCAAAGACCAAAAGAAATCAAAGTAGAAAATGTTAATATATTAAGTTCTAAAGAAATAGTTGAAAGATTGTTAAAAGACAATTCCGAGAAGTTAAATGAAAACTCGTGAAACTGAAAAATTATCTAAAAATAAACGAATTAACGCAGTTATAACAAAAAACCAAAGAACAAATGGTGGAACTTTTGATGCTTTTGAATATTTCTATAAATTATGGGAAGAAGATAATTCAATTTTCTTAATATGTGAAAATAAGAATTCTGAGTTTTTATCAAAAGACTTCTTAAATAAAAAATACATTTTAGATCAAAGAGTATTTGATAATATTATTAATGATGATATTTTCAAATATTCTTATAATAATGTTTTAATATGTGAAATGTTTCAGTTTCCTGAATTATTTCAAAATAATATCTTAAATGCTAAGAATTTATATGTTCTTCAGAATGGTGAACTATATTTTAATAATAAAAATAATATCAATATAAGATATTTTGGTGAAAATCAAGGGCTTAATAATTATACCTTTAAAGTATATTATCAAATCCAAAGAATTTATGAACACAGTGATAATGTCTATCTTAGATTTTTTAATTATAATAAAGACGTTTTAGATATTATAAAAAAGTATAAAAATACGATTTTAAATGAATTTAATAATTTTAAACATTCTAAAGAATTAAAAAAATTCAAAGGTGATTTTTACAAAGATTTTAATAAATTAATCTATATTAAAAATGCAAATATTTTTGATAGACATCCAAGAATTTTTACTGAATGTGTTAATCAAAATATAGAATGTATCTATATTAATAAAACTGAAAAAATAGATAATTCTTTTCTTAGATTTCAAGACAGATTTGATCTAAATAAAAGAAACATAAACAATGATATTGTTATAGATATGTTTTTAAACAATATAAAGGAATAATATGATAACCAATACTAACTTCAGAATTTCATCAATAGAAGTTGAGAACTTAGTTCAAAACTCAGAATATTTAGTGCAAAAATCAACAGTTCAAAAAACAAGAGTATTCTTTAATTTAACTTTTGAAAATTCGGAAGAACTAACAGAAACTGAAAAAAATGATTTTGCTGTTTATCTTAAAGTAAATGGAACAGAAAAAGGTATTGTTGTTGATAAAACTGTTCTTACTACTAAAACTTTTTATTATGATTTTGACAACGACAAAGTTTATGATATAAGTGTAGGATTTGAAGTTCAACAAGGCCCAGGAACTCAGATGAATTATACAGCAAGCACTTCTTTTGCATTGCTAGAAGATAAGAAGTATATCAAATATTCAGAAGTTACTAATTTTTTAAGAAATACTCCAAATTCAGTTGGAAATATTTCTAAAATGAAAGACTTGAAATTAAAAGTAATACCGGTTTATGCTGATAATGAAACATTTATGGCAGTGAAATATGAAGATTTCATTGAAGAACTCTTGAAATCTGAAGTAATTAACCCATTTGCGTTATATTCTGAAAACACTGCAAAACTCTTGGTTGGTAATTTAGCACTTTCTAAATTAGGTGAAGCTCAAAGAATTGAAGGTGATTCTCAAAATTACTATCTTGGCGGTAATATTCTTAAAACAATTTCTAAAGAAAAACTTTAATTTCTTAATACTTCTTTTTTCTTCTTTAAAGGACCTTTGATTTTAGGTCCTTTCTTCTATTTTAATCTCATTTAATATTCTTTTGTTACAAAATAATTTTAAAGAAAATTCATATTGTTCTAAGAAGTTGTTTGAAAACTCAAAGTTCACTTTGAAAGTACTTTCTATATACTATAGAATAACTTTCAAAAGTGAAAGTAGAATTTCTTTAGAAATGAATTTTTCAAAGTGAAAGTGTTTTCTTATATATAAGAAGAACTTCAATTTCAGTTCTTTTGAATTTTCGTAGTGCCCTACGAGTTTCAAATGACTTCTCAAAAAAATTTCTTACAATTTTTCTTTAAAAAGAAGATCTTAAGAAAACTCAAAGTTCAACGAGTTTTCAAAATGACTTCTTAGAAAATTATGAAGAACATTTGGGTAAACTCAAAGAAATCTGATTTCTATACATTTTTCGACTTATGTTATATTATATATATATTTCATGTTATTGTAATATAACGGCAATTCTCTTAAAACGTTAAGAAAAGATAAATACAATATACATTGGAAAAAATATTAATACACACTAACGTATTATGTGGGCGACTTAGTCCAATTTAAAGGATTTTTAAAATGTAACAAATATAAAACGTAGTTTTGAATTGGTTAATACTAAAAAGATAAATAGATAAAATAAACATAAAGGTATTCAATGGCTACCAACATTTTAAAAATATTTAATAAAATAACAAATTCTTGGGAGAGTGTCTCAGGGGTAGGATTAGGAGCAGATCCAAGTAGTTCTACAGGAACTGTAGATTTAACTAATTATTATAAGAAAAATGAAACATATTCAAAGAATGAAATAGACACTAAAGTAGCATCAGCCGGAAATTTTGACGCAAGTCAATATTATCCAAAAACTGAAGTTTACTCAAAATCAGAAACAGACTCAAAAATCCCAGACACTTATGACAAAAATCAAATAGATAATAAATTAAATGATTATGCTAGTAAAAGTCTTTTATTAAAATATTTTGATTTAAATAAATCAGGAGAGTATAGTTTCCCGTATGAATATAATTTAAAAAGAAAAGAAAAAAATATATTAGATATAAAATTACCTCGATATATTGAAAATTATGATTTAAAAAATAATTTTGTATTTTTTAAACTTTTTTCAAAATATTACAAATATAGAAGTAGAGTATTTAATATATATGATCCAATAACTTTAGACGGTAAACAGTTCCAAAGAATCATAGGTGAAAACACATCTTCTGGAGTAATATTTCCTTATGGTGAAGAAATTTTTGAAAGTGAAAAATATACTGAGTATTTATATGAACTTTTAATTGCTGATAATACTGAAATCACTATACCAGAAGGTGAAGAAAATAAATTAAAATACTATCATAAAAAAATAGTTAGAGTAAAAATAGAACAAACGAATGTTTTTAATGAAGATGATAATACTGTTACAATAAGAATAGAATTAAAAAATCTTGAAGAATATACAAAAGATTATAATTATCAAGAAGATGAAGAAGCTTATTATTATAATGAAAATTTAAAAATAGATTTTAAAGGACTCGACAAAAGTGCGTTTAGAAAAATAGAAGAAGATCCAGATTTTAGCGTTAATATATATGGTGATTATTATAATAATGATGCTTATTTCGCATTTGTTCCTAGTGATGTTAAAGAAATTTTTGAAAATAATTCAAAACTTGACAAAAAAGAACAATCCGATAATACTCTTATTTTTGAGAAATATTTTAAATTAAATTTAGATAATCCTACTGGTTTAAAAAACTTTAGTGTTTTTTTTAAAGAAACAACATTAGTCGAAGATGAAAATAATGCAAAACTAAGCGATGTTTTAAAAAAATATAAATATCCAAGTGATTATGATATAGATGAAGATTGTTTAGAGATAACAACAACTTCTAATTTTGATGCTAATTATGAAATAATTGAAAAAGAAATTTCAACAGATTTATTTACTTTTAAGATTCAAAATAAAAATGATAATACCATAAGAATTCTAAAAATATTTGATTATTCATTTAAAAAATTCACGCTTGATAACAATCAACACCTGCATCAACCTACATTTGAAGCAGACTATAAAATAAGTGTTACTAATCCGATAAAATATGAAGATTTTAATTATATGTTTCATTTTATAGATACAAATAGCGAAAACTATAATAGTGTCAACGGAACATATAGCAAATTAAAATATGATGAAGATTTATATCCTAAAGTTGTAATAAAAAGTTTCTATGTAGGAAGATATAATCAAAAAAAAGATGAACAAGAAAAAAAATTAATTTCTTTAATAGAATCAAAAATTGCTGCTATTCCAACATTTAATGCTTCACAATATTACAATAAAGATGAAATAGATAATAATTTTGTTACAAAAGAGAAAATTCACGATGATTATTATGCAAAGAGTGAAACAGAACAAAAAATAAGTGAAAAAGCTACTGAAATTGATAGTAAAATAACAGAAATAAAATCACAACTTACTGATTATTATAGACAGTCAGAAACTTATAGTAAAGCAGAAGTAGATACAAAAATAAAAGAAATGAAGGATAATAAAAATCATGATTTTGATGATATTTACACAAAATATGATCTTTTACCTTTGGAAATCACAGAAAATACTGATGTTAAAAAGCATCCAAAAATTAAAAGATTAAATTCTAATGAAGAAGTTATTACTGATAATTATGGATATAATTCAAGAACTATTGAAAGTTGTCCTGAAGTTTTAGCACAACAAGATATTAGAATAACCAATTCTGCATTTCCAGAACAATTTTTAAATGACCCTTTAGTGTTTTGGAATAAAGATATAAAATCAAAAGAATCAAATACTCAGTTTATTTTAAATGATAAAGATAATATATACATCAAATTTTATAAAGATATACGTTTAACCGAAAGCGAATATAATGCAGAATATTTCAAAAATAATGTATTTCTTTTAAATGATCAAAGATGTAGAAAATTAAACTTTGTGTTTTACATCAATGACACTCTAAGTGTTATTTGTGATTCATATTTTGCAACAGTTCAAGAAGTTTCAAGTAAGAAATATAAAATATCTTATGAGTCTGAAGGATTTAAATATGATGCTACTTCTCAAGAACTAGAATTTTATATTGATTTGAATAATATAGAAGTTCTAAATAATGAAGGTGAAAACACATTTTATTTAAAAATTAAAAACTCACCTGAGAATAAAACATTAGAAAGAAAATACTTATTTTTCCCATTACCTGATTTGTATATAGATTCAAAAGATAATACTGATTATGAAAAAATAAAAAATGAGTTAGATACTTATACTTCTAAGTTACTGAGAAAACAAAATAATATGAATCCTTATGTGCCAATGACTATGATATATGATCAAACAGATGGTGAAACAGAGACTACAAACAAGAATATAACTTCAGATAGAACAAAATTAACTGATATAACATTTGCTTTAAATCCATTAGAAAATGATTTTGATTATATAGATGAATCTATAATATATAAAGTATTAAGAGTAAATTTAGGATTATATTTTGATAATGATAACACAAAATTATTGAATTATTTTAAAACAAATTTCAATATTACTACGTTTGGATATACAACATTAATGTTAGAAGATTCATATTTGTGTTTAAATCTTAAATCGGTTGTCAATAATAATTACGGATTTGGAAGAAAATTTAAAGGTAATGTTACATTAGATTCAAAAGTATTTACATTTGAATTTGATTATGGTATTACTATAAAAGAAAATAGAGAGTCAAAATTAGATTTTCCTTATAAAGATTATAAATATACTTCAGTTTATTTTGATTTGCAATCACCTATTAAAATATCTGGTAATGGTATTTCAAAAACATTAAAAATTAGAGATGTTGTTGATTTAGGTTTTCAAATTCCTTATAGTTCAACTTTAACAGATACTAATTATCTTGGAATTTGTATGTATGGCGATTTTAGAATGAATGATATTTGGTTAAAATATAACTTCTTCTTAAGAAATAATGATATAACTCAAAGTATGTCACTTCACCCTAATCAATATATTAAATATCAAGAAAAAACATTTAGTGATAAATTATCAGAAAAAGCGATAAATGTAGATAATGTTATAGTAAAAAGTGATTTAACTTCATTTAGTCCTAATAATATTAGTTCAACAATTAGAACAAATATTCATGATGGTGCTGGAATTTTATTGCCTTCAGAAAATTGGAAATCAGTTCAGAATTTTCAAACAGTTTCAGATACTCGTGATTTTCAAATATTTGTTAATTATGAAAATCCAAAATCTGGTGTATTAGTAAATGATGAAAAAAGATGTGTTAGTGGTGTTATTTTAATAGATGTTAGACACGATAATGGATTAGAAATAACTACATTATCCGGTCAAGAAATAATTAAAATAAATGAATTTGATAAAACTTCATTTAAAAGAGGAATAAACATTATTTCTTATTTCTGTGTTGAAAAAACAATATACATTACAAAGGTTAAATAATGTTTTTTCCACCTTTATTTTATTCTGGTATTGGTAATCCATTATTAAAATTTACAAAATATCAACGTGGCGTTATGTATGAAATGTATAGACAATTTGGTCAAGGAGAAGTAATTGGTAAATACAATCAGAATTATGGATTAAGATGTCTATATGATGGTAATCAAACAGCTGTAACACAACAAAAAATACCAAACCAAGAAGAAAAACATTACCTAACATTCACATTTGATGGTGCACCATTTGCAGAAATTAAATTTTCTGTAGATGGAGCTGATATTATACTTCTAAAGTGGTTTGATTTTGTTGGAGAAAATATGAGTCCAGACGGAGGTTATGAACCTTCGAATGATAAATTGCCGAATTATGATGTATTAACAGATGAGGAACGCAATTTTTATCAACGTTTTAGATTAACAAATTACAAAGGTATTATTTGTGGTGAATTATATAATGGTAAATATTTTCTTTTTAATTCTATGAATCAATCAGAACGACGTCAGATATTCTTAGGTAAAGACGACAAAAATAAAACTTTTATTTGTTTTGATACTGAATGTAAAAAACCGATAATATATGTTTCTTTACTAAAAGATGCTACAAATCAACAAGGACAAAAAACAACACTTTTAAAAGTTTTGCAATATGTTGATCCAACATTTAACTCTGCACCAAAAAATTTAGTACCAATTAATTAAGAAAGGAATAAAAATGTCTCAATTTAAGTTTATTATACCAGCAAAAGTAACCGATGATGGTAAGTTTGATACTTCTGATCTTCTTAAAAAAGAAGAATTTAATACGTTTAAGAATTCAGAGTTTAATGAAGTTAAAGAAGATCTTCAAACATTGAAAAATAGGCCAAATTCTGAAGTAAATACTTCAAATTTGGTAAGTTCAGAATTATTTAATGAATATAAATCACAAAATGAAGAAAATATAAGTTCTTTAAAAACCAAAGTTAAAGTTTTAGAAAATAAAGAAATTCCAAATACTTCTGATTTTGTAAGAAATTCAACATTTTCTGATTATAAAGAATGGGTAAATGGATATTTTCTAGGCAAAGAAGAATTAGAAACTTCATATCTTAAAAAGAATGACTTATTCGGAGATATAGAAAGATATTCAAGAAGTGTAGGTAATATTCTTATAACAACAAATAATTTTGAATCAAAATTTGAGTATTATTTACCTCTTAAAGCCGAAGCAGCATTATCAGATACTTTTGTAACAAAACAATACGGTAATAGTACTTATGCATTAAAATCAGAATTACCTACAACTCAATTTAACGCAGATAATTATTATGTTAAAAGAGAAGTAGACTCTAAAATAAATGATGTAAAATTACCGGATTATAGTACTTTAGATCTGGGGGATTTTCCTGAAGATGGTTCTATAAATTTTAAAATAGGTGAAAGCGGATATATAGATGAAGATTATGGTTTCATAGGTGAAAATGAATTTGATGAAAAAATTAATTTTGCTATTTTGAAAAAATTAGGTTTTAAATATATAACAAGATTTATCACTAGATTTTATCCAAATATGAGAGACACTTTAACTGTCAATGTTAATGGTAAAAATTACAAATGGTATGATAATGAAGATACTTTCAGAACAAAAGATAAAGTCGGACTTAATGGAAGAATAGAAGATAATGAATATTGTTTATATTTCTTCTTAAAGAGTGAAGATGATAAATATCTACCTTGTAAAGCTACTTTTAAAATAACCCCAGAACTTGTAGAATCTTCTAAAAAATTAAGAACGAAAGTAGAATTTAAAGAAATATATTATTATCCAGAAACAGAAAACGACTCAACTTCAGAATATCATGAAAAATTTAATAATGGAACAGATGCTAGAGAATTATTTAAAGATGCTAACTTTGAAATAAGTAGTTTAAGTTATAATCTTGTTGTTACTAATTATGGTTGGAAAGAAGTAATTTTAAGTTTCTTATTTGATGTTAAGAGATAAAATTTAAAATTAATTTCAACATAAAATTTTTACGTGTTAATTAGATAAATATAGAAAAAAAGAGAAAAAATGGCAAATATTAAAGAGACTATTCCTTTTTCATTTGAAGAAATATATTCTGATTTAGTGAAAAGAATGACTAAGAAAGGCTATGATGCTCCTTATGAAGGATCAAACTTAGCACAACTTATAACATTACTTTCTTATAGTATTTCTTCTTTGAACTTCAATACTGCTGTTAATATAAATGAAAATATTCTTGAATTAGCACGTAAAAGAAAAAATATTATCCAAGATGCTCGAATGTTAAGTTATGAACCTAAAGTGAAAGTTTCATATATGTATAAAATATATTTTAAAACTAAACTTTCGGGTTCATATATAATACCTAGATGGACTAAAATCAAAATTAATAATATAGAATTTTTATATTGTGATGATGATTATATTTTTCAAAGCACAAAAGCCGGGGATATTTTTTCTATAGTAGTAAAACAAGGACAGGTTGAAACGTCTGATGAAAATAAAGTTCTTAATTATGTTCTAAATGAAAAAGATTATATTGATATACCTTATGATGACGTTGAAGAAGATGGTATAAGAGTATCAGCAACTTTTTATACAGATGATGGTATTTTTGTAAATAATAAACTTCTAACAAAAAGAAACTTATCTTCAATGGATAAAAATGATAATTATGATTATAACTTTTTCAGAAAAGATGATTTAAAAACTTCAAATGCAAGAATTTTCTTTAAAATGAACGGATTAGGGACAACTTTTCCAAAAGGAACTGCAGTTAAAGTTGATGTTATAAGAACAAAAGGAAAAGAAGGAAATCCTGGTGATATTAAAGATATAACTTCAGATATAAAGAATATTGAATTTATAAGTTCAGGTATAAATGCTCCTATTCTATTACAAGTAGGCAATAATGGTGAAAGTGATCAAAGTATTAAAGAAAATGCGCCATTATTCTTAAATGCCGCTTCAAGAGTAGTTACTTCTTACGATTATAAAGCTGTGGCGCAATCACATAATGCTGTTGATCGTGCATTGATTTGGGGAGGTGAAGATGAATTTCCTGTTACTTTAGGTAACTTATATTATTCATTTACCCCAGAAAGAGCTCAAGATAAATTTGAAATATATTCTTTAGAAGGATATGATGATAATAATGAAGAGATTTGGAAAAAAGAAGGTAACTCAAATGATACTTCTGTAATTTCAGAAAAATTTCATTATAAATTAGCAGATTATGCTGATAGTGATTTAAGATTTCTTAGAGAAAATGAATTTTTCAGTAATACTGTAATTGATGGAGTTATTCAAAATAAAGGTGTTTGTGATATTCTTGATATGTATAAATTGCCTGCACTTAAAACTAATATCAGAAATCCTGTTTATGTATATTGTGATTTGTATGTAAATATTAAAAAATATCCTTATGGTACTCCTTCATTTAAAACAAGACAAGAAATTTTTGAAGCAATTCAAGAATATTTTAAGAAAATTCAAGGATTTGAAGCAAAATATTATAATTCAAACCTTATTAGAACATTAGATAATATACTTGGAACTAACAACGGAGTTGAAATATATCCAAAATTCAGAATACTATTGAAAAAAGAAAATATCGCAAAAACTATAGAGAAAAATGAAGAATTTTCAAATGTTAATTGTTTTATTAAATCTTTCTATGTTAATAATTCTTTAAATGTAACATTATATCTAAGTGGTAATTCTCATAAAGATGATGAAGTTTCATTATTCTTCAATCAAAAATTAAATGGATCTAAAGAATGGTATAGTAAAGTAACAGAAGAAGATAGAAAATCTGGAGTTAAAATATATTCATTTCCAGTTAACTACAATGTTGAAAATATTTCGGTAGATTATCAATCTTATGACGGATTATCTGAGTCAAAAGGTAAAGACGTTTTACTATATAATTTCAAAAATAAGAAATTATTCTATGAAGGAATTTTTAATCAAGAGAGTACTGAATTAACTATAATTTTACCTAGGTTTGTTAAATACAATGATGAGATAACAATAAAAGGTATTTTTGAAGGTAATGAATATTCTTTAACAAAGATAATAATCAAAGATGAAGACTTAGAAAAAGGATTTATCAAATACATTGATTTAAAAAGAACTGAATTTGCTGGTATTGTTGGTGCAGAAAATTATAAAATAGAATATACTTCAGATCCTAATTCTCAAAATCCTCAAAAATTATATGGTGAATTAGCAACTTCTTTACAAGACGCAAATGAATTAACTCAAAATCAAGATAATATCTTTAGTAATAATTCATTAAATGAAGTTTTCTATAATTATAAACAAGATCGTGAGAATGTTTCAGTTAAAGTTTGGTTAGCAGATTATGTAAAAACTAATGATATTATAGAAATAGAAGTAAATGATAAACATTCAAAAGTTCTGATTACTGATAATATGATACAAGATAAATCATTTGAATATACTATTAAAATAGATCCTTTGAAAGTAGTTTCTTACACATATAAAGGACAAGATTCTTCTATTAAAATTTATCCAATAGAATTAAAAGAAGCAAATACTATTAAAGACGTTGATGATGATTCATTAGCAATTGAAAATAAAACTCTTCATAATTTCTTAGAACACAATGCAACTACTACTTATGACGGAATTTTTGGATTTAAAGAAAATGTAAGTATTACATTTTTAACAAAATATTATAATAAATTTGATGTGAGAAATCTATTTAAGAACTTTGATGATAATGCAGTTATAAGTATTAGAACAACACCTGAAATGAAAATTCAATATTCTTATCCTTATATAAGTAGTTTCTATCCAACTAAAAAAGAAACATACAATATAAACGTAGATGTTGAATTAAATGGTGAGTTATATTCTAAAAATATAAATGTTTTTATCACTGATGGTAACAGAGATGTTCTAAATAAAGAAGGTAAAGGTGGATATTTTGTATATTTAGATCTACCAGTTGAAGGAATTTATAACGGTAATAAACTTTTAATTGATAGATTACCTAAATTTCAACATATTTCAAAAGGAAAAACTTCTTCAAAAATGATAAAACCTGATTTTACTATCGATGAAACTTCTATTAAGAAAATATTACCTTATATTGTATCTTTAGAAGATTTAGATAATATAAATATACAAAAATTAGAATATGTTCAATTTCCTATAGTAGAAACTACATATAGTGATAATGAATTTACAAAAGAAGATAATAAAAATACAGTGGGAACATATACAATATTTAATGATAGAAAACCTTATATCAGAATTAAGTTATTAAAATCACTTGAATTACCTCTAGAAGATGAACTTAATGGTGATGATGAATTTATAATTTTTGACGTAGAATATCCAACTTCAAATATTAACTTCATCAGAAATTCATTTCTAAAACTTCGTGAAGTAAATTTTGATAGTGTTAATGATTTAACAGAAAGAAAAATTTTAAAACTTCAAGAATCAAAATAAAGGAAAAAGATGCAAATAAAAGATAAAAAAATTGAAAAAAAAGTTATTTCTTTTCTAAGAGAAATACAATACACTGAAAAAGATTTAGACAAAGCTTTATCTAAAGAAAACAAAAAGTACTTTCTAATTTACTGGGCTATTGTGTGCAATGCTTCAGTTCAATCTCAAAATGAATTCTTTAAAAGAATTAAAACAGAATCTCCTTTAGTTAATGTTTTCAAAAATGCAACTTTCAGGGATGAATTTGCAAAAAACTTTGATGATTTTGCAGAAGCTTTGGACGATGATGAAGATGGTGAATTTTTATCAAATAAGAAATTCATTTCTTTAATATATAACTTCATAAGTACTGAGATTTGTGATGGTAAACCTATGCAAGAGTCATTTACTTCAATGTTAGAAGCTCGAAAAAGTGCTACACAAATAAAAAGAGATAATCAAGAAAAAGAAAAACAAAATAAACGTAAAGAAGATCTTTGGAAAAAGAATTCTGATTCTCATAAAGAAATAGTAAAGAAATTTCAAAAAGAAGTTGAATCAAAATTCGGAGTAAAAGTTAGACCTAATAAAGACTTTTCAAAACTTTCATCAGAAGTTACTTATGGTAATAATTACGATGAAAAAAAATCACAAGAATCTGAAAAGAAATGTAAAGATCTTTTAGAAAAAATAACAAAATTTCTAGATGAAAAATTTCCATATTTAGAAGGAAGTTTCAGAGGACCTTTTGTAATGAGTGATGACGAAAAAGGATATGAAGGTTTCATTGATATAAGTGTTAAAATGTCGGCTA